TCCTTTATCTGCTTCTGAACGGCGGGATCAAACGTCCGCATCTTGTTTTGGTTGTTGGCTACCGTCCGCGCGGCGGAGCGCAGCGAATTAGCCGACAGCCCTTCGGCAGAATTGGTTGCCTTATCTACTATCATAGTATTGATAGCGTCTGACTGGCTCTTGCGCCGCCAAGCCGTTCGCGCTTCTTTTATCGCCGAGGCAGCTTCGTCTCCTTGACCGGCGAGAATAGCGTTAGACGGCGGTGCTTCGACAAAGTCATCAATCTGACGGATGATACCCGACGCCAGACGGCGTTCGTCGCGGTCGAGGCTTTTGCCGGCAGTACGTGCGACGCGGCGCAGCAGTTCCATTTCCGAAAACGAAATCGGCTTACCAGTCTTCTGCGCGTTAGCAATCGCGGTGTCTATTTCGTTCAGCGCAACTTCAATGCGTGGGTGAAGCCGAGGGTGAAACTGCAAGTTCGGGGTGGAAAGCGCAGAACGAATATCTTGACTAAGCTGCGCGATAGCGGCTGGATTGAATTGAACGCCCGCTTGCTCCGCGCGCTGGTACGCCGCGCCGGCTTGTTCAGCCAACTGCTCGGACGTGATGGACGGGCTGCGGGGCGTGGCTGCACGGCCAGCAGCCATACCGCCTGCCAAAGACAAGCCGAACAACGCCAGCGGATTTTCCACGCCAGCATATTCGCTGGCGATGGTGGGCGCTGCGCCCGCGCCCGCACCGGCTGCGGCCTGCACGCCGGGCGCGCGGCCGAGTTCCTGCATGACGTTGCGGGCCGTGCCGGGGGCGGTCCCTCGCGCAAGCGCATTAAAGAATGTAGCGCCGCCTAGTGCGCCTGCGCCACCTTCGGCAGTACGGAGCAAGACTTCCTGCTCTGGTGTCTGCGGCCGGCGACCGATACCAACACTCTCATACGCCGCGCGGATAGTTTCAGACGGCAGCGGCACACGCTCACCGCCGAAAGCAGGTGCGGCCAAGTTGTATATGCCGGTGCCAAGATCACTAATACCCAGAGAGGCTACGCCCGCGGCGGCCCCCGGTATGGCTCCAATACCTGCTAACGGCGCACCAGCAGCCGCGCCTAACCCTGCGACTGTCGCGTAAGGTGCCAGCGCGCTGGTGAGAACGCCTGCATACTGGGCCGCCGAGCGGTCGGGTTCCTGCTTTTTCGGTTTCGGTGCAACGCCAGCAAGATGGTCAACGATTTCAGCGTCGGTGTAGCCTTCTTCACGCGCGGCGACAGCGTTAAAGCCAGACTGATTAGCTAGGTAGTCCGCTATCTCTGCGTCGGTGTAACCCGCAGCGCGCGCGCCTTCAACGTCGAACTTAGCCACCTACGTTACCTTCCAAATTCGCTAATGGGTTTGCGTTTTTTGCCACCGCCAGTCGGCGCGGCGGGTTGGCCAGCCGTCATTCCGATAGTGCGGGCCATGATCCGCTTCACCTCACCCCACGCCGCCAAGCGCTTACCGCTTGCTATCATCGGGTCTTGGATAACGCCAAGCTGACGTTCGATAACGCGGCGGTCTTCGTTCGACACGCCGGTGCTAAGTTTTCCATCGGGCGCAAAGGCCAAGGTCAGTGTAGTGGCGATAGTCTCAAGCTGGCCGATATTTTTCATACCCGGCGTGGCGCCGCCACCCATGCTTTCTGGCAGCGCGCCTTTAATTTCAGCACCGACCGCTTCAATAGCGCCGCTGGTCGAGCCTTTAATGAGTTTAGATACTCGATCAGTATCCACGTTCAAATCCGTGTCGAGATTAACGCCAGTCAGCTCTTGGAAAGTCCTGACTTTGCGCTGTTTCTCCATCGCAGACGCTGTCTGCGAAGTAGTGCGTGGTTCAGCCGTGCCGGCCGCGCCGCGGCCCTTGGTTTGGCCTGTCTCAAATTCACGCATTGCCTGCGCGACTGCGGGAATTTGACCGGCGCTGATCGGCGAGTTGATGTCGATGCCGGTCTGCTGCGAGATGTACCGCTTGTAGTTGTTAACCGACGCGGCGCTGTTTTCCGGGCCTTGCGGGGCGTAACGGTTGATGATCTTGTCGATGGTGTTGAACCCGCGACCGACGTAAGCGCTTTGCAGCAGCTTCTCCTGCGCAGCGATACCCGCCTGCGGTGTGCTGAATGTAGCAAAGCCGCCGCTGTTGCCGGTGTAGCCGGGCTGCGACCGTGTGAACGGGCCATCCTTGAGCGCACCGGGATTGGTCTGCAAAGCTGTAGCCACGGGGCTAGCGCCGCCGCGGGTGACAGCGCCCCGCGAACCGCCGCCAACAGACGGCGGGGTGCCGACAACACCAACAGCCGCTGGCGTAAAGGTATTCGTGTTAGGGTCATAGGTGCCAGCGCCAAGACCCTCGACATTCATGCCCGTAGGCTTCAGTGTGACAGTGGCTTCCGAACCCGGAACCACAGTAGCCGGCCCACCAAACTCCGACATAGAAATGGCGCGCGTAGATGTGCCGAGGTTTTGTTCGACAATCTTCTGCTTATACAGCTTGTCCGCCTCAAGCGTACCTAGGTAAGTTGTTTTTTTCCATCCTTCAAACTGCGCGGGGTCGCGCGGCATGTCAGCGACCGCGCGCGAAAGGACGTCTTGGTACATCGGGGTTTGGAACTGCGGAAGGGACGCAATTTTATCCGCAAATCCGACCACCTGATCCGGCGTCGCTGAACTTGCGATGGCTGCGCGAATGAAGTTGTTAAAGTCCATACCCGTTTTAAGCTCTGCCGCCGTCGCTTTGGCGCTGGCTTCTGACATAGCCGATGGGTGCAAATCTCTTTTACGACCTTCTTCAGCCGCCGCGATCTGCATGGCCTGCTGCGCCTGCGCCGCCTGACGTTCCGCCGCACGCTGCTGCATCATCATGTTCATGATCTGCCCGTACTGCTGGTTGACACGCGAAATGTCTGGTACTTGCGGTCCGCGGACGCCAAGTGCAATCATCTGGTTAGCCATTAGAACGCTGGTCCTTTCGTCCCCGGTATAGCAGGTGTGCCTCCGCCTATTCCGGGCGATGTTTTCGGGGTGATGGGTGTGCCGCTGCCGGGCGGTACAGTGTTTCTATAATAATCCATCAGTGCCGCGTTCACTGGGGCTTGGACCATGTAGTTCGTGACGCCACTAAGCGCTTGGTTCAGCGCGTTCGCCTGACCGACGTAACCTGAAGCGCGCGCCTGACCGGCGGCTAGTTCGCCCGCAGCCAGACCTTGACCAAGGCTACCCGCAGCGCCAGTCATTATGTTGGCAGCCGACTGACCAGAACCCATCAGCGACTGAAGCGGGTTCAGCCGTGCGGCGCGCTCGACCTGATAGCGGTTGAACGCGTTCTGATACTCTTGGCTGGCTAAATCTTGGCTGAAACGCTGTACGCCCTTCAAAGTGCTGCCGGACAGCAGATTGCCGCGGGCAGCCGCCGACCGTTCCAACGCCTTTAGACTTTCCGACTGGCGGAAGGCGTAGCCGGGGTCTTGCTGGAACTGATCCATGCCAAACTGCTTGGCCATACTGCCATAGTCGGGCGCGGTCGTGTCGCCGCCGACACCTAGCAGACGCATAATTTCTGACTGCGCGGTTAATCCGGCTTGGCGAAACGGCTCTTGCAGTTCTTCCTGCCGCCGGTTAGCCGCCTCTAAACGGGCGTCCGATCTTTTCGCTGCTTTTGTCTGCGCCTTCGCAGCTTTGCTGGCACCACGCATGGAGACTGCGCCGCCGACAACCGCGCTTCCGATTACTGCTGCTGCGACCATGTCAGTCTCCGATCCACTTAGAATAATATGTTTCTACCGGTTCCATCTTCAGGAAATCAAACAGCCGCGAAGCATCTTGGTGAAGTTTGGAACCGTAAAAAATGCGATGCACGCCCCGCCTTTTAGCTTCTTTTTCGACTGCGCGAAAGAGCTTTACACCACTGAAGCCGCCGCGAATGTCTGGATGGGTCCAAAAAATGTCCATCGTAAGCGTCAAACAGGTTTGGTAGTGCAGGCCGGGGGATACAAAACCGATGAAATAGCCGACCAATCGACCGGCGTCGCGGAGCGTCACGACCATGACTTGCCCTGCGTCATCGCGGGCGGCGTACACATCATATTGCGGGTCGAGCGGAACTTTATCTTTGTTGAGCGCCAACTCTTCCCAGTGCAGCGGCAACAGCGGCTGCGCCTCTTCGATAAACGGTGCCCATTCCTCGACTTGTGCGGTAATCATTATGCGCTCCTGATGTCTATGATGCAGACTATTCTATCATCTGCACTGTTATTGACAACAGAATGTATTACGCGATTGTTGACCCACCACACTTCGCCGCCACGGAAGTTGACGGTCTCGTCCTCGCAATGAAACAGTGCGCCCGGCAAAGATTGAAGCGCTATCTGATAGCGGGTGTAAAACTCGGCCGGTGCGCCTTGGTCGACGTGCGGCGTGATCTGGCCGCCGGGCGGCAGTTTCGTGACGATGCAACGGCCAAGCTGCACGCCGTTGACCCGATGGATAAGGTCCAGCACCAGCCGGCGCAGCGACGGCAACGCCGCCCACGCCGGATACGGGATGGTCTGGATGTCGTTAACGACGGCGGTAGGATCGTCCGGCAGTTCGTTAAACCAGAGCCAAATGTCGCTGACGTCGCCGTGGGCGGTGTCGGGGTGCGCCGTGCGCAGCGTGTTCTGGTCCCACAAGTCAGGCTGCGTCGCCAGTTCACGTAAGACCGGGACGACGTCAATACCTTCGGCAAGACGCAGGAAATGCTGCATCAGCTAACCAGTCGGCCCGATGCGCGGATGTTGATGGCTGACGCCGTGCCAGCGATAGTCGAGATGAAGCCATTGTTCGGCAGGACGTGGCCGACCAGTTCGGGGAAGGTGTACGTCTCCGACGGCTGGAGCGTCTTCGCCTTTACGATCAGGTTGTCGTTGCCCGCGCTGCCCGCAGCCGTGACGAGGTTGACGCTGATCGTCGCCGCTGACGCGCTGTAATTGGTCGCGGTAAACTTGTCGATGATCGTCTGGACGCCAGCCGACGTGTACTGCGTGGTCTGGCTGTTCTCGGCGGTCTTTGCCGGGATGATGTTGTTAATCGTGACGGCCATAATTAAACCTCCATTGCGCTGATGTTATCGCTCACCGTCAATATAACTGACGGAGTAGCCGGATGCACGGCTGTTGCGGCTTCATACAATATCTGAACGGAAGTATCATCAACTTCCCACATAATTTCAATATAGTCGCCTGCGTTAAGCTGGGTCAGATAGTTCCACGCAGCTAACAGTTCTGCGCTATTGCCTTGGAGGCGGACAAACCCCGTGCTGTCAGGAACATCAACGCCATTCTTGCGAAGCCAAATCCAGACCAGACCTGTACCGCCTGACGTTTTATCCAACTGCGCGGAGAACTGAATATTGTAGATGTTTGGACGGTCGACGTAGATGCGCGATGTCGGGCTGCCACGGGTAACGCCGAACGACAGATCAGTCGTGTTAAACGTCATAGCGTACGCGGTATTGATGGCCGCTGCCGTCTGCGTTGTGGTGTCGTAGAACGAACCGTAGCGCGGCACCCGATACTCTTTAGGTGGCGGTGACAACGCTAGGTCTTGCAACTGCGTCTGCACCACGGCCAGATCGTCGGCTGTCACTGACGGAATGGCGCTGCCGCTGGCCTGCGCAAGCGCGTTGACCTTAGCATCCACTTCCGCGGCGGCTGTGTTGCTGTCAGGGGTGCTTTCCAGCGCCTGCACAGTTCCACCGAATACCGCGTCATAGGACGCCAGCAGCGACGCTGCGTCTGGCGCTAGTTCGACTTCGGCTTGGTTGTTCTGCGTCGCAGTCAGCAGAGACAGAAAGAAGCGATACCATTCACGGCTAATCGCGCCGGTACGCGGGTCGAGCAGAGCGACGCGCGGCGGCGTGAGGTTAGTCGGATTGGTAATCGCCGACATCAGGCCCGCGTTCCGTCGAGCAGCAGTTCAGCGCCCATGATGTAGATGCGTACCGGATCAGTGCCGGACACCTCGTAGACGCGGTCACGGATTTTCATCGTCGCGCCAAGGCGACGCCAGATCGTGCGGTAGCCCGCCCGGCCGATCTGGCCCATCGACTTCCAATGCTCGTTTGACCATGTGTGGCCACCGTCATCCGACCAGCGCAGCATGACCTGCGGGTCGCTGCCTTGTCCTGTGTTCAACCCCACGCCGGTCTCGCAGTCTAGCTGCATCGAGTGCTGGACGGTACGTGCTAGGTTGTTAGCGCCGGTCGGTAGCGCACGCCACGACCGCAGCCATTTCTGCGGCTCACCGTCGTCGGCGTACACGTTAAGGTCGAAGGCGTAGATTTTACCGTTCTGGAAGTCACCGATGACAGTCGTCGCGTTGAAGAACATCTGACTGTTGCCGCGATGGCGGTTGAACTGACCGTTGGCAAACGACGCCCGTTCGTGCCATGCGCCGGTCGCCACGTCGAACACCCATGTCGTGTTGGCGGTCGGGAAGTTCAGCACGTAGAAGCTGTGGCCGTCCTGCTGGTATGTGTAGCCGACAGCATCCGACAGATCAGGATACTCCTGCATCTGCCACTCAATCGCGTGCGTCGAGATGCGCTGGCCCATATAGCCAGACGCCCGGAAGACCATACCCTGACCGCGTGCGTCCTTGCCGAGCCAGTAAATCTGGTTGTCCATCTTAGCGACGGAGTAAGGGGCGGCG